CCCAGCGTCAGCCTCTGACCAACTGCCTGTATCGTAGTCACCAGACTGAATTAATTGTTCACGCTCAGTCATGTAAGCAAGGTAGTTATCAAACGTACCAAATACTTCAGGAAGTCTATTTACCTTATCGCTTTCAAAGTAATCACGTAGCTCACTAACTGTTAACTGTTGTACTTCACCTTCTTGTCCATACAAGTAGTTTTGTGACGCACCACCACGCTCTCTACCTTCAACAAACGTAAACGTCATTTCTGTTTCAGGTTCTGGAGCGGAGGCAGGAGCAGGCTCGGGAGCAGGCGTAACAATGGGAGCTTGTTTTACAGGCTCGCCTTTAACACCGCCAGTCAACATACCTTCGTTGCCAACAGGCTCAGACGTAATTCGTAAACCTTCTTCTACTACGTCAGGATTCCTACGAATAAAATCAGTAGCTTCACCAATGGTTGCAAACTCTTGTGTGCCTATGTAATATGCCATTTACTTTTCCCTCGACACGCCCTTGGTTTTTTCATAAGAACGCATAGCACCAAGACCAAGCATACCCATTAATACAGGCATCATAGTCTCTAGGTCAATGAGTGGTATAGTAACTTCAATAGCCAACAGAGCTAAAACAAAGTTGGTAAACGGTATGACCATAAAGTTGCCCATCATACCTAGTACGCAACACCAGCCAACAGCAGGTCTCCATCCAGAGACAAACAAGGACTTGTGTGCTGCTTCTACCTTGTTAACCTCTAGTTGTGACTTAGCAAGCTCCTGAGCGTGTCTCTGAGCCATTGTAGCGACTTCATGAGCTAACCTAGCCTTCTGGTCCTTGTCCTGTACAAACTTGTCCAGAAGCCCTGTTACAGGCCCTATGAGCGACTCAATCATCTAGCAAACTCCAAGATAGCAATAGCCATAGTCACGATGATAGCAATAGAGGCAAAGCCGCCTGTCATCATCTTCTCTAGTTTGTCAAAGCGTTGATTGTGTGCATCCAGTTGCATCTGAATCATTTCATAGCGAATACTACACTCACGCTCATGAGCTTCTAACCGACTTAATGCCTGCTCTAGATCTGACATGACTATTCCTTACCGCCTTGGTGATCCACAGTCACCTGTGCATTTAATTTACCTATCTCTACTTCTACTTTATTTAACTGCCTGCGTAACTCGTGTATCTCTACGTTGCGTTCTTCCAAAGCCATAATCTTAGCGTTCTGTATAAGATCGTCTGGTAACGCACCACGTAGACCTAGAGGCCACTCACGAACAAATGCAGAGTTTTCTAGGATGTTCATGTTTTGTATTTCCTGACCGTGTTCAATAGAAATGATACGAGTGTCAAGAGTTACGTAAGCAGTAGTAGCCATAACGATGCCAGCACCAAGAGCAACTAAGTTCCTTAGCGGTATAGCAACTCTGGTGTTGTCATCAATCTCAGGCATTACCAAGGCATACCATCAGCAGACACAGGGTTCTTCTGTGCTTCGATGTTGGCTGTCAGTGCCGCCTCAGTAGCGTCTTGATCGACTGACTCGTGTACCCATGCCAGTACAGCAGACTCAGTAAGGTCATCGTAAGCTACAAAGCCGTCAGCGTCAGCGTCGGGTGTAAAGCCTACAGTGCCGTATGAGGATGCAGAGTAGGTCACAGCGTCATCGCCAGTACCAACAGTTTCTTCTTCAGTAACACGCCAGTGTGCAACGGTTACACCGCCGTCTGCCACGTTACGCTCAAGGTTTGCGATAGTCCATGTAGCCATTAGGCTTCTCCTTAGTTAGATTCAAGTGCGGCAATACGTGCCTCAAGTTCTTGGATTGTTGCCACAAGTAGCGGCACAAGTTTGGATTGGTCAATGCCTTGGTACACTGCATTGCCGTCATCATCTACAGCATCCTTAGCGCCTGTAATTGCTTCAGGCACAACATCTGCAACTTCGTGTGCTAAAAAGCCATCGACAGTTGTATCGGCATCAGCAATAAAGTTGAATCGCTTAGGTGCTAACTGCTTAAGCCTTTCAGTAGCACCTGACATTGCTATTACGTTTTCTTTCAAACGGTAGTCAGAACTAGTGTTATAAGAAGTGGCAGAGCCGCTGATGGAAATAGAGCCTCTAACAATGCCTGCTTGCTTAAAATAGACTAATTCACCATCGTTAGTTGTTCTATTAAGCTCTAAAGGTGCAGCACTGTCACGAGTAAGAGTTTGTTGTACACCATAAATAACGCCTGACAGGTGAATGTCTTTGAAGCGGTTAGACGATGAACCAAGATTTATAGCGGCATCTCTAGCACCGCCATTAGTTCCTCTTGGTATCATGTGAGGGCCAGCAGGGTCAAACAACAAGTTTACATCGGACTTACCAATAAACGGCAAACTTACATATGTACCAATACTACCGACTGTGGTGCCGTCTTTGCTGAAGTATGCAATTGCTCCGTCAGATGTTTTCCTATTAAAAGACGCCGCATTTGTTCCGTCAGCAGTAGCCCATAATGTACCGCCTGAACGTGCTTCTATTCCTGCTGTTGAAAAACTTGATGACGACTTACCAACCAGCAAGTTGCCAGAGCTATCTATTCTTGCGCTTTCTGTTTCGTTATTTCGTCTAAAGTGAATTATGTCACTGTCAAGGTAAAAGGCATTGGATGCGTTAATTTGGGCGCTAGACCCCATTGTAATGTTGCCTGACAGGTAAAGGTCTTTGAACTTTACAACATCTCTTCCTAAGTCAATGGCCGAGCCTCTTGCCGCGTTTGTAGAAGCATCGTGCGGAACCAACGCATCTCTTAAAGAGTCAAAGAATAAAGATGTGTCGCCCGAGCCAACATATATTTTTGAGGATAAAGTACCAATACTACCGACTGTGGTGCCGTCTTTTTGGAACTGAATTAAATTTCCATCATTAGTATTGCGGTTGACATAGAAAGTTGAACCAGAAGTGTCTGACAAAGTTCTTGAAACAAACGAAGCACCATCTGCTCTGAAAGAAGCTCCAGTATCTGTATCTCCTAAACCGGGAGTATCGTTAGTCATCCCGATAAGGACATTACCGCTAGCATCAATGCGCATGCGTTCTGTATCATTAGTAGTCAATACAAAAGAATTAGCAGTTTGTGTACCAACTACAAAATTATTTCTAAAGGCAACATTGCTTGTTGCAGAACCACCAGTTCCTATATATCCAGTAGCTGAACCTGATGCTCCTTGCATAAATCTAACAACATTGTAATGGTCTGTGTCTGTGGTTGAATTTTGGATTAAACCTGAATAAATATCTCCCATACCTGCGGCATCAACGTGCAGAGGCGCACTAGGCGAACCAGTCCCAATACCAACATTCCCGCTAGAGTCGATACGCATAGACTCACCGCCACCATAACGACCAAAAGCCATAGCATTGCCATAACTTCCAATATAAGGAGGCAGTGTAGTTGTAGGATCTTGAACCAAAACTAAAGCGTTAGAGCCAGCCGAACGTGTAAGCCTAGTAACAACTTCCGGAGATGCAGATACATGCAATAGAGCTGACGGACTGCTAACACCAATACCAACCTGACCGCTAGAGTCGATACGCATGCGTTCTGCTAGTGCTGTACCAGAGTTTGTGGCGTTAGTATAAAAACCTAAATTAGAACCATTTAAAGAATATACGCCACCTCTTCGGATACTGTCTGTGCCTAAATCTATGCCAGAAAAGTTAGTCCCAGTAGCGGCAATTGAAATTAAACCTCCGCTTGTGCTTTTAACGCCTAGAACATTCGTAGTGCCTGCTGTTGAAAAGTGGTTGGCTGTGCTGCTACCAATACCAACATTACCTGCTGAGTCGATCTGCATGCGTTCTGTGTTGTTAGTTGCAAAAAGAAGCGAACCCGATTCGTAGTTCCAAAGATACCCATTGCTTAAAATAGAAGCGACAAGAAGCCCATCACTGGCAGTAGTGCCTGTACCAGAATGTTGCAAATATAACCGATTGTCTGTTCCAGAATCATAGACGTTTAAAAGACCCGAAGCCGCCGTAGTTCCAATACTTACTTTACCGCTAGAACCGATACGCATGGCTTCTGCTGGCAATGTAGTATAATCATTGTCTGTTCGCACTGTGTTAAATACTAGAGCTTTGTAACCTACCGCCCCTGTGTTTAAACCCTGAATAAACGGCCCGTTGCTTTGATACTCACCATTGAATTTTAATTTAGGACTATGTGAAAGTTGATTGTTGCCGTTATTAGCTACAAGATTAATCCCAGAGTCTGTGTCAGTGGTAAAAAGCTCTAGCTTATCGCTAGGCGAACTAGTACCAATACCCAACGCTTCCGCAGAAGCATCCCAGAACAACTTCGCAGTCGTGCCAGTGTCTTCGTAGAAGCTAATGTCGCCGTTGTTGCTTACTTTTAATTGCTGTTTATTTTCATTTGTTTTGAGAATGATATCGCCATCATCAGTGCGTAGAACAAGGTCGTTATCATTTGTGCCGATAAGAACTGTATCTGTTGCTTGCGGGGCGTTAAAAATAACCGAACCGTTATTATCAAGAGTCAAGCCGTCGCTAACAACACTCCCCGTTACGTCGATGCCTGTGGAGGTTGTGGCTAGTTTTTCTCCAGTATTATGATATAAATTTACAGCACCACCACTATTTGCAACAATCATATTATTGCCGCTTGCATCTTCTAACTGAATATTTGTAGCTTGTACAAAAAGGTCACCAGTTCCAGTTTCAGCAATTATACTGTTACCACCTGAATGATGATAAATCTGTAGGTCAGAGCCAGCACCGAAGATAGCCTTGTCGTTGTCGGCAAATAGAATGTCATTGCCATTAGACGCAAGATCACCACCCAGTTGTGGCGTAGTGTCTTCTACTACGTTCTGTAATGCAGAGTCAGCAGTAGTGCCTTGCGCGGCTGTAGCGTAATCAGAAGAGTCGAACGCCTTAACCTGTGCAAGGTTAGTAACCTCTGAGTCCATCAAGGCGCCAGCGGCTGTAACGTTAGCTGTATCTGTTACGTCTGCTGAGGCTTCGATACCGTCCAGTTTGCTGTGGTCAGCATCGGTAAATACATTGGAGTCCGTAGCGGCTTCTACTGCGGCTCTGATCTCAGCATCTGTTTGATCTGCTGTAGCACTAGCCTCAATGCCATCTAGCTTGCTGTGATCTGCGTCAGTGAAAACGTTAGAGTCTGTGGCTGATTCAACCAGTGTACGAATCTCTGAGGCTGTTTGATCAGCAGTAGCACCTGCTTCGATACCATCTAACTTAGCACCATCTGTAGCAACGTCACGGCCATCAATAGTTCCGTCTGTAGTTAGGTTGCCAGAGATAGTAGGAGTGGTAAGCGTCTTGTTAGTAAGTGTTTGTGTGCCTGTTAAGGTTGTAACAGTAGAGTCAATATCAAAGGTAACGGAATTACCTGAGCCAGACGTGTCAATACCAGTACCGCCTGTAAGTGTTAGCGCCTCAGAGTCTAAATCAATGCTTAACGCACCACCTGAGTCAGCTTGGAAATCTAGGTCTTGTGCAGTGACTTGTGAATCAACGTACGCTTTTACGGACTGCTGTGTGGGAACCAGAGTTGCACTATCAGACGCCATGTTGTCTTCATCGACAAAGGCAGTAACACCAATGGTTCCGTCAGAAATAGTTTCAAAGGTCAGGGTTCCGGTAAACGTAGGTCCTGCTGTGTCAGCTTTGGTTGCAATAGCTGTAGAGATTGCATCAAACTCGGTTTCAAATTCAGCGCCACGGATAATCTTTCCTGAGTCGCCTGTAGGTAACGAGTCTTTAGCTTCAAAGTCTGTTGTCTTAGAATAGTTCGACATTGGAAAGTCCTATTGCAGAGAAGAAAAAGGAGGTAGGAAAAGGGGCCATTGCTGACCCCCTAGTGGACTTACTCGTCGCAAACTGCGAGGATGAAGCCTGCTTCTGGACGGTATACTTCTACGCCGTACAGAGTGTCCGAAGTGAACAGTGTTGACAGGTATTCCTGCTTGTACTGTGTTTGTGACCGGACAGCCATTTGCTCTGCCATAACAAGAGCTTCAGCGTGGAAGAACAAGCAGCCACGAGTGTCAGCAGTAGAAGCACTGTTTTGACCTGATGCTTCCATTACTGGAGCGTTGCTTGAAACGTAAATGTCTACGCCGTAGAGGTTACCGATAAGGCCAGACTCTACACCACGACCACCAACAAAGTCAGAAGACACGTAACGCTCAATGCCCATCAAAGACTTACGTACTGCGGGTGGGACTACGAGACAACGACCTTCCATAGGTACATCAGCGTCGTCCATCAGCTTGATAGCTTCACGGAAACCAAGGTCAGTGAAGTTGTCACCTGAAGTTACAGTGTCAGCAGCATAAGCAGAAAGGCCAGTAGCGGCGTTAAAGTAGTAGCTGTTGCTGTTAACCCAGTTAGCACCAGTATTAGCTGGAGTTTGAGTACGAGTACCATCACCAAAGCCAGTAGCAGCATTGATAAGATCAGTGTCTACCTTAAGAGCAAGCTGGTAGCCAGCGTCTTCAGTGTAGAACTGACGGAGGCTGTTAAGCGCCTGTACTTCTACAATGTCTTCGATAAGACGTGAGTACTCGAAGTGACGATCAACAGTGACAGTCAACTCTGACTCAAGGTTTGCTTGGATTGTTACCGCAGTTGATTCCGCTTTAGCAGAAGCTGAACCACGAGTAGGCTTAGGGATGTGGATTACATCGCCCTTCTTGCCAGACATTTGGATGCGCTTGACAAGTGGAGCCATCTTGAGGTTCTTTTGGTATGCAGCAATGATCTCGTCACTCCAAATTTCTGGAATGAAAGTACCTGCTGCTGTTTTGTCTACCACAGCATTTGCTGTGAAGTAAGTTCCGGAAGTTTCGCCAGCCATGATTAATCTCCTTTAGATTATTTGACCCGACCCCCCGCGATCGTGACTGGGAAAC